TCCCGCGCGGGGAAATCTTTATCTCAAAATGAAACATTCTTCTTGACCCCACACTCTTAAGTTGTATTACTCCACGCTACTACCAACTATTACCCCCAATCAGTTAGGAGCCAGTATGAACTGTAAGAATATTAATACACACCAAGCCATTGAATTATCAAACGCATTAAGAGACGCAGTTGCTGGATCACATGAACATAGTAAGCCATACGCTGTTGTATACTCTGATAAGATGAATGCTGCTATCGCCATGCCAGATGAAGACAACGTGGGAGCGGCTTTGGGATACAACTGTGTCTTGGTGGTAGGTGGCTAAACATACACTTTCCCGCGTGGGGAAATCTTTTTTAGCGCACTGTTAACTTTTTTATTGACAATGTACTAGGTGGCGTTTTAGGTGTTAGCAGTCAAACTAGCTAAAGGACTCTGACATGAAAACTGCTACCATTAAGATTACTCAGCGTATGCTGAACAAGTCTATCATCGATGCAAACAAGTCTGTCGTTGATTTTGTTAAAGAGTATCTACCTGTTGATTATGATGACCTAGAGTGGAGCCGTGTTAACGGTGGTAAGCCGCGTATTACGTTCAGTGCCAAGTTCACTGACGGCTCTCCCTCTGAGGTTCGCTGCTATCTTAGACCAAGGGGCGACAGGCTCCTGTCTATCAAGAATATCACCAAGAAAGCTGCTGCTGGTGATACTGTTACCTTCTATCATGCTGACCGTCCTATTTCAGACGGCATAACTACCATTCGTAATAACTACATCTCTATCGATGTTACTAAAGGAGAAGCGGCATGATTGTTACAAAGACGCACAAAGTAAAAGTATATGATCACAACGATGCCGTGGTCTTCGTTTATGAAAACCGCTGGGAGAAGACTAATCCCAAGGATAAAGACTGCCACAAGTATAAGCACTGGAAAGAGGTGCTGACTGCCATTCCAATGAACTTCGGATACGATGAAAATTTTACTGAAGAAATGGTTGTGGAGAAGGTTCAGGCCGTGGCAAGTTCCTTAGAAGCTGCCTATGCCCATGATGTGGATGGCTACGAGATAGGCATCTCCTATTTCATCAACTACAATCGCCAATATGTGAATGCGTAATGGCTAAAGCTCCTTATGTACGGATACGAGATATCCAGAACAAACGGGTCTACGATGTTAGACCCACCCCTAAACTTCTTGAGGCGTTTCCCGCATTAGTGCGGGAGACATATGATACTAAGACTGAGGCTAACGAGCGTGGTTATGAGTGGCGGCGTAAGTATGAGGCATGGTTGGCTAATGACCATGTAGAAGTCACCGTAGATGATCGATCAGTAGAGTCTATGGTTAACTCCTACAAGCTATCTAATGCGTATATCAACATCAAAGCCGAAAGCACTAAGAGATCATACCTTGGTCACCTTAGACACGTTCTTGAGGTTGTCGTAAGCAACACAACATTTCGTAGAATGCTTGTGTCGAATGTGGACTACAACTACGCCCAGAAACTGTACCAACACATACAGTCTGACGTATCCACACACAAAGCTAATCACACAGTGAAGGTGTTGAAGCTAGTATGGAATGAAGCTCTTCGGTCTGGGAAGGCCAAGAGCAACCCATTCTCCCTGCTGAAATTACCAAAGCTGCCTGACCGTGAAGTCTTGTGGCCTGATGAGCATATCACTGGCATGATCAAGTTCTGTGATGAGAGTGGTAGACCTAGCATGGGTACTATGATCACCTTGCTGTATGAGCTATGTCAGCGTGTCGTTGATGTTCGCAAACTACAGTGGAGCAACATCGATTTAGATACAGATTGCTTTGAGTTTACGCAGGAAAAGACTGGCACTCGTATGTCTATTCCTATATCACCATCCATACGAAAGCGTCTGGAGTTGCACAGTATCAGCAACAATGACAATTTCATCTTACGCGAAGAAAGCACAGGTAAACCTTACACCCAAGACCGCGCAGTCAAATCGTTTAGGCGATTGGCTAAAGATTATGGTCTGCCAGAAGTTCCTATAGCGGGTCACCGTAATGAGGACGGCTCTCAGAAGTACACATCTATTTGGTTAAACGACTTGCGAAGGACGGGTACTACCCATGCCTCTCGCGCGGGGTGTACTGACCGTGAGCTAATGGCACTAACAGGCCATAAGAACCCTAGTATGCTTGTGGTGTATGCCAAGCAAGGCAACATCGAAGCAGCCAATGCAATGAAGAAAAGAGGTATCCTATAGTGGAACTCAACTATGAGAAGAACCCGCTGTTAGAACTAGATCATTCACAAAAATACAAAGTCATAGAGGTGTACGACACTCGCGGTAACAAAGTAGACCGCCTTGCATGTATGGGGCCACAGTTGCCCAATGCCAAACTAAACTCACTCAAGATTGGCGCTAGGTGGACTAGCCCAAAGGAACAACGTGTCTATGAGAGGATTCTCTAATGGAAGATTTACCAATGGGCATGGAACATGAACTCCGGCTGATGGGCATTCTACCTGTAGATGACGAACAGGAGCCTACGATTGAACGAGACTATTCGTTTAAGATGCCGGAGTTGGACGAGAACGGGGAGCCACCTTGGTAATGGAGTTCTTTACTGTTCTTGTACTGACCTACGCGCTTAATGGTCATTTTATTGAAAGCAAAACGGTATTCCCCTCGCAACGTGCTTGTGGGGATGCCTTACCCGACTATTACGAACCCATCTACAAATTTGATAAGGAGTCGATGGGGCAATGTATCGTCACTGATACTATATCTAAATCAATCAGACCTAAGATGAGGCCGACAAATGATTAAAGCAACGTATATTGAACACATGGGCAGTGATGTGTCCGTAGTTAATTCCGCACGGGTATCCTTCGGCAAGAAGAGTGATTCCATAGGCTCCTATGATATTCATATGGGTAACTGGGCTGGAGAGATACCAGTGTTAGAAGACAGGGATGAAAAGCTGATTAAGTATTTAGCCAAGCACAAGCACCTGTCACCCTTCGGACATTGCTTTGCATCCTTCCACGTTAAAGCACCAGTGTTTGTCGCTAGGCAATTAGTTAAACATAAGTTCCTACGTTGGAATGAAATAAGTAGGAGATACGTGGACGATGATCCTGAGTTTTACGCGCCTAGTGAATGGCGAGGAAAGTCTGAGGATAAGAAGCAAGGTTCTGATGGTGTTGTATCAACAAGTCAAAGTATAATGGCTTCATCTTCAAAGGCTAACATGTGGTCACTTAGATACTACCAAACATTACTGAACCAAGGCGTAGCACCTGAACAGGCTCGTATGGTGCTGCCACAGAGCATGATGACTGAGTGGTATTGGTCTGGTAGTCTAGATGCCTTTGCGGATATGTGCAGACTTCGCTGCGCCCCTGATACACAAGCAGAGACACGCATGGTTGCCAGTGAGATTAGTGAACTGATGGGTCAACTATATCCTAGTTCTTGGGATGCTCTGATAGGAGATGGAAAATGAGAGGTAACATAAACGGTGCATTAAAAGCGTCTGCCATAGTCGCGTTTATTATAGCAGGATTACCAATACTGATTGCCATGACCTATGAGGAGTTCCCGCGCTACTGTAAGCAAACAATTCTTTTACCCTGCGTTGGAACTACTACGCCACCTAACTAATCCAAAGGATATAAGAACTACTCTACTGGGGGATTCGCTATCCTTCGGTAGAGTAATGGCACAAATGGCACGGTGCCACTTAACAATATGCCATGCCATTTTCTCTAAAAAAAACTGTAAGTCATTGTTTTTAAAGAAAATGGCTCCGACGGTAGGGGTCGAACCTACGACCAATTGATTAACAGGTATCGTTTAAAATCAATAGGTTACGAGAGTTTTGCATAAATGACTGTGACCGTAAATTGGCTAAAATAACTCTCTACTAAGTGTTGACATAAACAACGAGCTATATAAAATAGGGCTGCGCCTTTCGGGGGCAGTATAGCATAGGACTACTCAAATGACCTACCAAGAACAGCTAGATATCATAAAAGCTATTCCTATTAAGGAAGGTGATACAAAAGTAATTACCTGTCCATTCTGCTACGGTGAGAAGAAGTTGGCTCTGTCTAAGCTAGACGGTAAACTTCTATGGTACTGCTACCGCGCATCATGTAACGGCAAGGGAGTACATCACGGAAATCGTGGTAAGCAATCAGTCAAGGACTATCTCAGCAATGTGACTAGGGATAGATCGAATGGCAGACCTATACCAGAGATCGTGACTGCTGTAGAGAATCATCCCCCTGCAATTGAATACTTGAAGTCGGTCAGTAGCCTTGAAGCTCATCAGAAGAAGTGGATTAAGGTTAAGTATGCTCCGGCTGAGGATAGAGTACTATTCTATAATACAGGTTCTCAGGGGGCAGTAGGACGCGCACTTAGTAAGTATGGACCTAAGTGGGTCAGCTACGGGAAACTACCTGACGGAATCTCTGTAGGCTTGGGAGATATAGCTGTACTAGTCGAGGATACTCCATCTGCCTGTTCAGTTAGTAGAGTGGATGGATTGGTAGGCATTGCATTGTTGGGTACTACAATCACTTCTGGTATTAAGAAAACACTGAGTAAATACCCGGAAAGATACTTAGTTCTTGACAAAGATGCTGCACTCAAGTCTATATCGCAAATGAGGCGAATAGATAAAAGTCTCAAAACAAGGTTAACTAAGGTAGATTTGAAGCACATGAGTATTGATCAAATCTGCCAACTAATAGAGGGGGAATAAAATGAATACGTTCAGTGCTGTTGGATTTTACGGCGTTCCTGTAACTAATTGGTGTAATACTATTTTGGGGCCACCTAAAATATAATTTAATTAAACCTAATTCATTTTAAAAATTAATTATTATAAGGAGTACAGGCATGAAAGTACGTGCTATATGTCTACTGGATTACGATGTGGAAGGTGGTTTCAAAGAAGCTGCTGAAGAAGAAGCAAAGCTAGAGAGTGCCATTAAGAATTTAATTTCTGGCAACAAGAGAGTGGTTCACTATCAAATAGAGATGCGCGAAAGACGCGGCAATGCAGCCCCTGACATCTCCAAGATGAAGTTCCGCAGCAACTAGCCTAAAGTATATTTTACATATCAAAATTTTTTAAGCCTCCATCCAATTGGGGGCTTTTTTTATTTCCTTGACGGTGGTACAATAACCACTCTATAAAGTGCCAACTATAGGATTTACTAAATGGATCATTCACTACTCAAAAACTGCTTGAACCACGACTTCTTCGAGCAGAATAAGTCCAAGCTACGGGCATCCCTATTCGAGGATAACCTTAAAGAACTGTATGAGACAATCATTGCATCGCATGAGAAGTTCTCTCAGGATATAACTCCACTGGAGTTGTTTGCATTCTGGAAGTCTACCAACCCGACATCGACTACTGCTTGGACTGCGGAGATTGAAGATACAATCAATGCTACTGCCAATGCAGAAGACATAAAGCCTGAGATTGCTAAGGATGTCATAGAGAACCTATGGCGGCAGCATGTTGGTTTGGACATTGCCAACCTTGGTATCCGTATGTCTGAAGGTACAATAGAAGCAATGGATGAATTGAATATGCTTCTGGACCGTGTAGCTGAGGGCTACCTACCTGATGACTTTGGTGAGCCAACAACGGATGATATCTACGAGCTATTGGCTGTAACATCGGATGAAAACAGATGGCAGTTCAATATCGAAACCCTGAGCCGTCACGTATATGGCATTGGTGGTGGTGAATTTGCTGTAGTGTTTGCCTGTCCTGAGACTGGGAAGTCTGCTTTCATCGTGTCTCTGTGTGCTGCACCGGGGGGATTCTGCCAACAAGGTGCTAAGGTATTATACTTGGGCAATGAAGAAAGCACCAAGCGTACTAAGTTACGCGCCATACAATCATACACTGGTCTTACGCGCCCAGAAATAGAATTTGATCCTGTTGCTGCGGTTGCCCGTTATTCTGGTATTAAAGACAATCTGATCATGAAGGATGTCCAAGAGTGGGATATCCAGAAGATGGAAAGCTACATAGCCAAGGTTAACCCTGACATTGTTATAGTGGATCAGGCAGACAAGTTGGCTGTTGCTGGTAACTTCAATGCTGGGCATGAGAGGTTACGGGAACTGTATAGACGGCTACGTGAGACTGCTAAGAAGCATGACTGTGCATTGATAGGTGTATCACAGGCTTCTGCTGAAGCTGAGAACCGTACCAGACTGACTATGACTATGATGGAAGGTAGTCGTGTTGGTAAGGCTGCTGAAGCTGACCTGATCATTGGCATTGGTAAATTGAACAGCGGTGAGGAAGACGGACCAGACAACAGCCGATTCTTAACTGTTATGAAGAATAAGCTATCAGGCTATCATGGAACTATCCCGTGCATGATGGAGCCAGAAGTGAGCCGCTATGTCGTATGAGAACTATGTATGCCCGAAGTGTAATAATAAAATGATCTGGGGCGGTGATCATGACGATGATGTATACGATTTTTACTCCACGTTTAGCTGCTCTGAATGCAAAGTAACGTCAGTCGTTTACTGGAATGGGGATGAAGAAGATGAGTAGTATCTTAATTCTTGATCTTGAAACCAGCGTCGAGAGATACGATGGCAAGATAGACAACAGCCCGTTTAATAAAATAAACAAGTGTGTTGCTGCGGGGTATGGGTTCCTGAACTTTGACGGTGAAATGACTGTACATAAGGATGTATACTTTCACCATGATGTCATAGAGCCGGATGAGCATGAGATGCTTCAGGATGCCTTGGATCAGGCGTCTATGCTTGTGTGCCACAACGGTAAGTTTGATGTGATCTGGCTGTTAGAGATGGGATTCCGTATTCCTGAACATGTTTACTGCACTATGATAGGAGAATATCTTCTGTCTAAAGGACAGAGGCGTCCACTGTCGCTCAAGGAATGTGGCATCCGGCGTAAGCTGAAGAACCTGAAGAAGTCTGATCTGGTGGATGAACTGTTCAAGTCGGGCACTGGCTTTGAAGAGATGCCTGTAGGCACTATGCTGGAGTATCTGGAAGCTGATATCCGCACAACTGCTGAGTTGTACGTTGCTCAGATGGAAGATTACGAGAAGGAAGAGAACAAGTCTCTTATTCCTGTAGTCGATCTAATGAACGAGATGCTTATGTTCTTGGTAGAGATAGAGCGCAATGGTACAGCTATCGATCTCGATAAACTTGAAGAGGTTGAGCTACAGTTTGAGACTGAGAAGAACGAACTGACTAAGCGTCTGTACGAGATAGTTGAAGAGGTCATGGGTGATACCCCTATTAATTTAAATAGCGGGGCAGACATGACCAAGGTGGTATACTCGCGTGAGGTCACTAACAGGGCGGCACATCAACAGACGTTCAACATAGGTACGAATGCTGCGGGTAAGTCTTTGATGCCACCTCGCATGAAGCCACGGGAGTTCTCTGCTGCTGTTAGATCAACCACAGCGGTTGTTCAAAAGACAATGGCTAGGAAGTGCCCCGACTGTGACGGTAGAGGATCGATTCAAAAGTATAAGCAAGTCACAAAGATTAAACTTGGTAAGAAGTACAGGGTTCAAGGTGATCCGTATAAGAACAGGACCAAGTGTAAGGTATGTTCAGGTGCTGGGGCTATATACGTTGCTACTGGTGAGACGGCTGGTCTTAAGATGACCCCTAAGTCACCCTACTACGCCTCTATCAACGGCTTCAAGACTGACAAGAATACCATTAAGATGCTTGTACAACAGGCTGAGGGTAAGGGTAACGCTATTGCTGTAGAGTTCCTTACCAAGATCAGTCGATTGAATGCCATCAGCACCTACCTTGATAGTTTTGTTAAGGGTATACAGATAGGTACGCGGTCTACTGGTCTTCTACACGCTAATTTTAACCAATGCATCACTGCCACTGGTAGATTAAGTAGTAGTAATCCCAATCTTCAAAACCAGCCCAAGAGAGGCTTTCCCGTGCGGAAGGCTATCGTATCTAGGTTCAAAAATGACGGTCTGGTTGTTGAGGCAGACTTCTCTGGCCTAGAATTTAGAATGGCTGGGGAATTAAGTAGGGATAGTCAGATCATTGCTGACATACTTGGCGGTAAAGATATTCATAAGCAGACTGCTTCTATCATCAATCAGTGTGACCCGTCTGAAGTCAGTAAAGATGCTAGACAGGCGGCGAAGCAGTACTCGTTTGCTCCGTTATACGGCGGTCAGGGTGCCTTAGAGCCGCCTCACGTACAGACATACTTCGCTGAGTTCTTTAACATCTACGAGGGTCTTAAGAGCTACCAAGATCGTCTTATGACTGGTGTACTTAAGAATGGTATTGTTCAAGTTCCTAGTGGGCGGCAATACTTCTGGCCTAATGTTGTTCGTACCAGAAATGGTAGGGTAACGAATGCCACGCAGATAGTTAATTACCCCATACAAGGCTTTGCCACAGGAGACTGTGTACCATTGGCCTGTATCCGCGCTCTTAGACTGTTCAGAGAGAACAAACTTAAGAGTAAATTAATCTTAACAGTCCACGACAGTATTGTGGTTGATTGCCACAAGGATGAGTTAGAAAAGGTAAAAGAACTACTACATATAGCCATGACGGGTATAGATGAAGAGATGTTAGAACGGTTCAACTACAAGTCAGTTGTGCCCTTCGATATCGAAATAAGTGCTGGAACTAATTGGCTCGATCAACACGAATTAGAGTTGACTACTGCCACCTAGTTGCGGTACAATGAAAGCTCACTTTTAAGGAAACATAGATGACTGACTTAGTTGTTAAAGAAGGCGACCTGAGCCTTGCAGATATCGCTTCTACATTAGGCGCTGCACAAACAGGTAGCAAAGGACCAAGCATCCCGACTCTGAAGATAAATTCACAGGGTGAAGACGCTAATGGGGTGCAAATTCCCTTGGGATCATTCTTTTTGAATACTCCTGTTGGTGATCGTGTCTACGCCAAAGACGGCGTTAGATTTCGGGCACTGAGTAATCACATCCAGTATCAACACTGGGGTGAGCAAGGTCTTATTAATAAATCTATCTTGCTACAGTACGCAAAGGATGAAGGCCGTGATATGTTGGGCGGGTATAACTGCAATATGCCAACATACGAGCAGTCTAAAAACTTTACTGAGAAAGAGCGTGAGAAGTATTTGGGCATTGACCGATACCGTATCGTGCGTGGTATTGTATCGTATACTGGTAAGACTGCTAATGGTGAGGAACGCACCATAGAAAATCAACCATGTGTTCTTTCATTAAAGCGTAAGAACTATGGGCCATTTTATCATGACGTACTGAACCGAATGGGTGAACGTATGATCTGGGATTTTGAGAGTGTTCTTAAAGCTGAGAAGCAGAAGTCTGTTAAGGGTGCAACATACTATGTAATGCACTTTGATCCTCAGTTTGGTGAACCATTTGAAATGTCACAGGAAATCTACGACAGCATTCAAGCTGTAGGTGGTCTGGTGAGTGGTGAAAACAAACGTGTTGAAGAAGCGTGGAAGAAGGCCAATATGGATATGGCTGAAGCACAGGCTGATGAGGCATTGATGGATCATCTTGATGAGCTAGAGGCAGACGTTGCTTAAATGGGCGTTGTCCAAGGAATGAGTAATGCGGTATACCACTCGACCAGTGGTATATCGTCCTCTGCCGTTAAGTCGGTGTACAAGAAATCTCTAGCACATTGGAAAGGCGAAAAGCGTTCACAGACTGCTGCTTTTACTATGGGAACAGCCGTCCATGCACTCCTTCTGGAAGAAGATCGTGACCTTGTAATACGAGGGCCAAAGACCAAGCGTTCTAAGGCTTTTGTGGATATGGAAGCATCCCTGAATGAAGATCAAGTGCTTCTAACTGAGGTAGAATATGCCGTTGCTAAAAAAATGTCTAAGACTACCCTTCAAAATGCTCACTGCAAGAAGCTACTGCGTCATGCGGATCGGGTAAACGAAGTAAGTATCTTTGCTACCTGTCCAAACACAGGGTTGCAGCTAAAGACTAGGCCGGATTTGCTGATAGAGTCTGAAAAGACTGTGTATGATGTAAAAACTACTATGGATGCAAGTCCTATGGGATTTTCTAGGGAGTGCTTCAAGTATGCTTACGATATTCAGGCTGCGTTCTACTTATACGTGTGTAAGTTAGCTGGTATTGACGTAAACTCATTTAGTTTCATTACTGTAGAGAAGTCTGCTCCCTACTGTTCTCATATACATACGGTAAGCGAAAGGCTGTTGGACAGTGCTACTGAGCGAATGCACCGTACCTTGGCTAT